GTTACGCCTTCGGGGATATCCTGCGGGTCAGTGCTGGCGGTGATTGTACTCCCGTGAATCCCTGCGGTAAACTCGCCCGTTATACTATCGCTTGAAAATCGCACGCTGACATTAGGGAGCTTTCGCATGCGGGTCAGTGCTGGGTGCCACTTGTCGAATTTCTGCATCCTTGTGGGTAGCCAATGCTGACACCACGGGGTTAGCTGCATAACCTCTAAAACCTTTTCTGCCAGTTTCACGCTGTACAAATCGCCCGAATCAAGCCACCTAAAAAAACGGTCGTTCTGTAGGGCTTGCACCATGTCGCTAACCCAGTCGGGGCGCTGCCAATCTTCAGCGTTATGTAGGCGCGGCGCTTTAACGTTCGGGTAACGGTAATGGCCACTAGTCGCATAACATCCGCTGCACGCTGGCACTAGGTCGCCGCCTACTGTGCGACTGCCTGGGCATGTTGTAAGAGCTTCAAGGGACCAAGAGCGGATTCCATCCAGCTTGCTAGTAACGCTGATTCGTGGGCCGGTGCTGGGTTTGGTGGTGTAAATCGTTTTGGTTTTCATTGGATTAAACCTGAGAGAAAATCGGATAATATTATCCCCTATAATCTCCGGCGATTAAACCGAAGATTATAAAGAAAACACTATTTAATTAAATGCACCACTTGTCAGAGTGTAAACTAGCGTCTGTAATTTCATATTCTTCAAAAAATGACAATAAATACACAGACATCATCCGATAATCGAGCGAGTACTGATTTTCGCATGACTGATAACTCCAGCACTGAATAAGCCGGATTATGTCGGCGGTAGAATAGTTGTCTCCACTGTGCTGTAGTTTGCATTTTGTTTTGCGGGTCTTTTCTTTATATCGATAATTAACCGATTCAATATTAATCGATTTCAATTTATCAGCGATAACCTGCGGATCAATATCGGTAATATTTCCGACATAATACGCGAGAACCGAAAAATGTAAATCTGAGAGAATGAAAGCGGACATAATTAAACCCCTTATTATTTCCAGTTGATTCGATTAACTTGAATGGAAAATTCACTACCATTATCTTGCATTTCCTTTAGATAATCCATGCACTGATTTTCGTCATCAAATGCACGGGTAAATGAGCTGCAATTCTCTTTTGAATCAATATAAACACCCTTACATTGAATGCCATTATCTGAAACCGTCACGATAATGCGGGGGTTTGAACGTGGTTTTGTAATATTGAATTTCATGATATATTCTCGGGTTAATCGTTGGTTTATTTTGCACCATTAACTTTTGCAAACTGCCGCAAATAATGATTCGATTTTGTATCTGCTTTGCTACCGAATTTGCCGTTCTGATAACGCATAACAATAACCCCTGCGTTGGTTGTCCCCAAATACTGACCACGGGTTGCACCGTCAATTAAAACCCATTGTCCAGCTTTTGGCGGGTTATTCTCAAGGGTTTTGAGGGTGACGAACTGGGTATCTTTGAATTGATTGTTTTGCATGATGGATTATCCATTAAACCGGGTAAAATCACCCGCCATAATGCACCGATAATTAAACGATGCATTATGACTGAAAATTTAAACCAAGTAAGACACTAACGGGAGAATTGCAAACCAGAGTACTACATTCAAGAGAATTAGGATGGTGTCGTTTTTCATATTAAATCTTTCGTTTTCAATCCCCGGCTTTCACCGGGTGTCTTGTTTTCAGTTGTCAGCGTAGGCAATCACTGCCGCGCTGGCTTCCCTCATTGTATCATATCCTAAGTTGAAATCCGGGCCAGTGCCATAAATTTTATTCACTTGCCACAAATGGGCGTTCTTTTCGATAGTGTACTGCACTAGCTCGTTTGCCATGTGACCGGTGAGAACGTATTCGCCGGGTTTGATTTTGGAAAGTTTCATTCTGGTTTCCTTGTTTTGGTGTCGCCCTATCGCTGCACCATGGGATCAATTATATACATAAAACCGTTGTTTTTCTGCAACTCGCAAATTATTTTTCAAGTGAAAACCCTATGTACACCTTTGTTTTCAATTTTCGTTTACTATATACAATGCACGCGCACGCGTACGCGTAGCAAAACCCGTGCCAGTACTACAGTTAAAAATTTAATACTGTAATTTTATCCATGCCCCTAGAATCGATTAAAACCCCGTTTTTAGCCGTTTTTGTTGTCCAAGCCGCTACCGTATCGGGAGAAGTTATCCACAGTGCTAGTTATACTTATGCACAATTTCAACTCTTATATAAGACTGAAACCTGTGGATAACTCTGGCATGATACTTGCTGGTCTGTGCATAACTTTGATCCTGTGGAAAACCTGTGGATAACTTTATATTCGTATATGATTATGTACTTATATAAGTCAACGCTTATATAAGTCAACGCTTATATATGAATATGCTTATATAAGTCAACGCTTATATAAGTCAACGCTTATATATGAATATGCTTATATAAGTCAACGCTTATATAAGTCAACGCTTATATAAGTCAACGCTTATATATGAATATGCTTATATAACCGTTCGCTTATATTCGCCGCCGATTAATTAGTTTTACCGTTTTTGTTTCGCAAATACCCAAGTAGGTTTTTGGATTTGTTTTGATATCACGGATTTTGACGATTTTACAAAAGAAAAAGCCCTAACGGATTTTTAGTCCGAAAGGGCCGTAGGATTTTTAATTTTGAAATTTATACGGCTTATTCCAACGACCAACATTGATATTCACATAGTACGCACAGTGGAAATAATCGCTCTGAATATCAGATTTATCCCAATGATCAACATACATGATAGCCTTAGCTTTCTCCAGATATTCCAGTGCAACACCTGAAAAGGAACTGTCAAGATAATACTGGTTTACGCTGACATTCTGTTCTTTTGTAACCCAATCGATAACTTGCTGTGTATCATGCTGGATACGTTTGGCTTTTACATTCTCGCAGTAATTACCAATAAAATCAATGCTACCTTCTGCAATAGTCAAATACAATGTACTATCATTTTTACCAGACAATGTAGCTTTGACACCGTACTCTTTATTGAGTGCTTTCAATGCAATACGAGCTTTGGTGATAACTTCTTGTGTAACGTAAGCCATGATGTTTCCTTGTTTGGTTAGTATGCCTAGATTATATCACAGTTTTAATCTTGTGAACGCACTTTGATAAATTCTTTTGCAACTTCCCATGTAGGAATAGCCATTACAACAAACGTATCACCTATAGGGTATTGCACATAAGCTGTCAATGTATTTGTGTCAACCTGAGCTTTATACCCATAACCTTGAAGGTACAAAGCAATTGCTTTAGACTTTGTAAAATCATCGAAATCATCTATCATAGTTCACCTCCAGCATTTGAGCTTCTGTTACATTATCCTCAAGTACCAAGAAATGATCACCAACTTCTCGCAACTGATCATTAACATACGTAGGTGAATCACTTAAGATACTATGCTGGACCTTACCGCCGTACTTCACACGAGTCTCCACGACAGTACCAGTAACCCACGCTTGATCAAGATACTTGGCAATAATCCACTGACCTTTGCGATCAAAGTTGGAACCTTCGTTGAATTTGCATTTCATACTGTCTCCGCTGCAGAAAGATAAACCCTTGAGATGCACTGACGTAAAGCAGTTGTCGAATGCAAATCACCTTCAGTAAAATAAAGAGTAACTGAGTTTTCACCAGTATCATGAACAATACAATATTTACCATGCAATTTGTGTAAAGGTTGTAAAGTACTTGGTTGATTGACCCATGCTCGATAAAGTTTCATGATTTACTCCAGTTGTTGAGCTTTAATTATATCACAGCATTGCAACGCACAGGAATAAATTTCAATTCCATCTTCCAATTTCCGCGATAGCAATAAGCTGCAACTTCAAGTCCACCTGTACTTGCAACAACAAATGCATCTGACGTAGTATTAATATCACGCTGGACTACGTTCATAAGGCTTTCTGCTGTGTACTGAAGATCAGATACAGTAGGTGATTCCTTCGAACCAGCATATTTCCAATCCATCACTTTCATGATCGCTGCAACCTTTGCAAAATCAAAACGTTCCATGATATCGCATTCTTGCTTATACAGAGATAGTGCCTGAGACATATTAAACCTTTGTAGCTTTGTTAATTGCACGAGTGATGTTGTACTTTGCAGCAAACACAGATTTTTGAACCTTCATACCATTGTCACCTACAGTTTCAACTCGAACAGAACCTTTTTGATTCCATTGAATGATGAACTGGTTTTTATACTTCTGAACTTTTTGGATTTTAGATTTCATGTTAACTCCTTATGCGTAAACTTCTTCTGTTTCAATTTGAAATTCTATATCAGGAGCACCATGACTCTTTCGATACTTAATGTATTTAAGAGCAGACTCTTTGGTAGCAAATACTCGTTCAACATCCCAAACAGAGTGCTCATTACCACTGTATGAAACTTCAGCCATTACGATAAAAACTTGCACTATTGAACCTCAATTTCAGTTATCACGAAGTCAAATGGACACACATAACCATTGTCACCTTTGTATGCACAGATTTCTTTTTGTATTTGTTCTTGTGCTTTTTCTTTGGTGGTAAAGATTGGACTATAGTCCCATGGTTCTCCAGTGTAATAATGAACACCTGTCAGTTGAAAAACTTGCATTCGATTTCCTTGTGAAGTTAAAAGGTACTGAGAACAGGAGTTGAACCTGCACTTATGGGTAGTCGTCGTTACCTGTGTGCCCACCGCTCTATCATTAAGCTATCTCAGTGCATGAATTGTATCATAGATTTTTAGAGTTCATGATACTTGACCAAAAATTAAGGTTAATCTTTTGAGTATTCAACCAATGTAACCGTACCACCACCACCAAGTTCAACAATTAAAGCAAACATTTCGAGTTGAGCGATAATAACATCCTTGTCACCACCGGCTAATCCCATACCAATGTAAGGAAAACCGAAGTTACATCCTTTGTAGTTCCTTGAAAGAGAACGCAAAATTTTACTAAAAGATTCATAGTCAAAACGATCGTTTTTAGGTTGATCGTAGCGATTGTAGGAATACTGCGTGTATGCATTGACGATATCAAATTGTTCACCATGCATCACAGAGTAAGTACCTAGCTTATCTACTGCACCTTTAACAGTCGCACAATCAGCTTCATAAGCCTCTGGATACTCTTGTTTGATTTGCTTGGCGATACCACTGCTCATAGTACAAAAGCAGTTACAACCATGTACAATTACGTTAAAATGCCCTTCACGAGCTAACTGCAATAAATCACCTTTAACATGCTTGAGATAATTAAGACTCATAATCTCTCCAATACTTTTTCAGTTTACCATCATAATTATCTTCTGCAGCTTCATGCTTGTATAAATGCTGTAGACTAAAGAATCGACCATAACCAAAGTAACAACCTCTACAACAATGTCCTGCAAATAGATTATTACCACCTTGGTTATATCTAGGTAAATACTTCAGTTTACGCTTACGTTGTTTCCTGATATTCATCATAAGCCTTTCCAACACCGATACTTACGTACCAGAACAATAGATTCAAACTAAGGTAATGCTCGTATGGAAATTTACTGTAGTAAAATCCAAGACCAAAACCATTGGACTTACCAAATGTAAAACGATCAGGGCTACCCATATTAATCCTCCTTATGTTGATTTTTCATTTCGCGCTTACGATTCTTGTGCTTTTGTACAGCTTTACGCATGACAATTGCAACAAGATGATTGCGTTGTTTGACCTTTAATTTCTTTGTTTTCTTAGTCATGGATTTTCATGTTGTCGCATTGCACGATGAATAGCTGTCAATAAATGCTGACAATGTTCATAATCTTTTTCATAATTTCCAGCACCCTTTGCAACTAACGCTGGAATACTTTCATTGTATCCTACAATTTCAAAGAACATTCGAAAATCTTCTTTGTTCTCAAAGTTCAATACAACTTGTACTGGTTTAAAGGTTTGTTTCTGTACGATTTCTTTAACTTCAACTTGCACAATGTTCTCCTTAGTGTTAGTGTAAAGTATGTACGTTTACTTCGTACATGTAGTTTTTCTTCAGTGCTTTCAATGTTTTTAAAACTTTGATTACCTGTTGTTGGTCGTAGTAGTAATACTCTTGTGGTAAATCAGTGATTAGTATTCGCACTACATATTCTGTGATAATTTGCTGCATGATCAAACTCCTTGTTCTTCTGCCATCATAGCAGCAAATTTCAACCATGCATAACGAGCTTGTTGGTTTTCTTCTGAAAACATCTCCCAATCATTAAAAGCATTAACAGAATTAACAGGACAACCCATGGCTTCTAGACCCTCTTCGATTCGCTTCAACATTGTAATCTGTTCATCAGAAGTAAAAGTACGATGCAATTTAACTACAGCTGTATGTACGGCAAGACAAGAAAACTTTTCTTTGCCACCGCCATACGCCCAATACTGTTCTTTCTTACTGGCAAGTTCATTATCTGCAGCGTAGTGCAAGATTTCAGAGATGCTATATTCTTTCATGCTTTCTCCTTTTGAATTGTATCCTTGAGATATTCTACCAGAAACAAACACATATATGCTCGTTCTTCCCATTGCTCGTATGTAATTGTATACTTTCCAAACCATTCACTTTCACGCATTTCGATCAAAAGCAGCTCCATGTAATCATAATAAATTCGACTATGAAATGCGTCACTCAATGCGCAGCAAATACCACAGCATGTTTCTACATAGTTTTCTTTAGTGAAATACCACTCTGCAATCAACTGCAGCTTTTCTTTCAAATCAATTCGTTGTTCTTGCGTAAGAGTTTCAGGATGTTGCATTTGACGTTCCTTTCAAGTTGGTATGTTCAGATTATACAGCAGATTCTAGGTTATTCACCAAACTTTTCAACTTTTTTAAACACTGCAACAACTCGCTTACCTGCCGGATTGTCAAAAGTATCAATGATCTTACCGTTAACTACAGCGACAGCATGACCAGTGGTGTTTACAATGTATTCACCGAAAGCAAGTTTAGGTAGGATTTTAGCCAATGTAATACCTTCAGATGCTTCTCGCTTTGCGATACGTGCAGCGTGTCGAGCATTATTTGTAGTACCATGCACGGACTCCAATACAAAATCAGCTTCAGTGTAAGCTTTGAGCATGGTACTAAAGAATGCACCACGGCGATTCTTACGACCGTGTTTCTTCAGTAGTTCATGTGCCTGATCATAGTGCATGCCACTTGCATTGCTGAGAGCACGTACAGTGCAATCACGGGTTTCACCAGTAGAAGTTGCACCACGGGTAACAGCTTGAACAGTCTTCATATAAACTCCATTAGTGTTGTCGATGGAAGAATTATAGCAAACTTTTTGGAGTCATGCGTATAACCCTTCAATCTAGTCAACTTTTATGAATTGAACCACTGCAATCTGCATTATCGCAATAGAAGAAACGCCAATTGGTTTGTGTGTGCATAGCCCCTTCACAAACAGGACATTTAGGTACTTCTGTTTGCTGTTTCTTTTCGAAGATAATACCCAAGCGTTCTACATATTCCTCCTGTGGAATACTATAAGGACGAGGTTTTGCACCTTTTCCAGCATCATGTGCCATTTTTATCTCCTTCAAATTCAGCTTTTAGTTTTAAATATTCTCGTAATCGTTGAGCTTTAAGTCTTTCCTTTTCAAGATTTTCTGAAGTATTACGTTTAGCGTATTCTTCGTCTGTTTCTTGTCTTGAGGTGATCAAAGCAAGTTCTAGCTCGCCATCATATCCGGTGCTTAAATCAAAACGTAAAGTACAACCTTCTCTGATATAAGAAAGGTGATCATTAGTAATACGATCTAATTCAGCTTTGACTTCTTCTGGTGATCTTCCATCAAGTAGGCCCCAAAGACTTAAATCATAAGTTTTTACTTTTATCTCTCGTTTCATATTTCTCCTTAATCTTCAATCAGAAGACATAAATAACCAATTACAAATGCCCACCAAGGAGCACCAAGTAATACACAAGCTACGAATGCAAATAAAGCTATCATGTTAATCCTTTGAATAAATAATATGCTTTTTGATCTTCCAAGTATGAAGCACAGCTTTACCTTCGGTATCTTCATCACAGCACATATGTACTACTGTTTTCAGAACATTAGCAAAACGCACACCATCACCTACATCAACTTCATGCATGAGGTTGTTTTGCAGTGCCCAAGGATTGTCAGTCTTACGGTAAGTAAAATAGTTACCAAAATCTTTTTCTTGGAACTCACCAATGTTGGTATCTCGCATTGTCAGCATGTAGATTCTCCTGTTGAAGGCTAGATTGTATCACACATTACCACCAGCTATCGTAATAAACTGCATTTCCTTTGTCAATTTCAGCCAAAGCTTTGTGTGCAAATTCAATATCTTCGTTTGCAATTTCATCGTTGTAATCGTACTGAGAACCCCAAAAGAAACCTGTAGCTGACTGCAGCTTGTGACCTTTAGCATCTTCTATTAGTTCCAGCAAATCCTCTTTTGTAAGCAGCAAAGGAATGCAGTTGAAACTTTCAGCATCACCTCCTTTTGAACGGTAAAGGTTTTCCATCCAAGAGTGCAATGCGTTGTGTTTACGCCAGTATTGCAATTCGTTTTTGAACTCTGTATCAACATCAAAGTCACCCTTTACTGCAGATGCAGGGACAACAAAAGCATACATATCAAGGCCCATGATTTTCTCCTATTAAAGTTAAGTTAGATTGTATCAGATTTCAAAGCCAACAAAGCATAGTCTACAGCTTTATTTCGATTGTAACCATCATAGTTGCGAATAGGACTACGATTGTTTGTATGCTTGTATGTGTGCTTTGGGTCCACACCATGTTTATCACGGTAAGCATTAAAGAACAAAGATGCATCCATGTCTTCCTCAATATAGGCAGTACCACCTCGCATATAACTATAGTTACTAATTTGGGTAATAATACCAAGTTCCATCAACTCGGTAATTTTAACCGCAAGCCAACCGTGTCCGGGGTCTGCGTAGAATTTGTATGTCTTCATTGTTCAACACCTTTAAAAAATTCATCAAGTTCAATCTTAAGTTCTTCAATAGATTCCCGAGCATCACTTCTGCTCTGAATCGAACAGTTATCATAGTAATCACTATTTAATTGTTCACGTAGATAAAGATAATCTTCAAGTACATCAGTGAACTTTCGCATGTTTGAAATCCTTTTAATAATTAACGTCTGGAGTGAATTATACAACAAAAAAATCCCTGTAGGATATACCCACAGGGAAATAAAGGTTATTTCGTAAGTTCAACAGCTGTTACTTTACCGTTGGTCAAGGTTACTTGAATGATAGGAATACCCAGTTTATTTTCACCTTCATTCCAAATCCGCGCAGGTACACATTGCGCATCTTCGAAATATTGAGCAAAAATAAACTTTTTCTCTACGTGCGGTTTGATACGGTATTTAATGTCTTCAATCCAAGCTGGGGAAGATACTGGTCGCCATGAATCATAAAAGTCTTCATAGTACTCAATCTCAGCACCATCAGCCCATGCTTTAATAAGTTCTGCATGTTTGTGTGGTTTGTTCATAAATTACTCCTTGTAAAAACGATGATTGCCAATTGTAGCATAGGTTTGCTTAGTTTTGATCCATGCATTCTTAATTTTTTTCTTCCTTGTTTGAATAATTCTCTAAGATCCATCTAGAAAAAAGTAGTAATTCTTCAATTGATGCGTCTGTCTTTATTGTGTTTGCTTTTCGACTTATTACCTGTATATTTCCTTTTACATATCCCAATTTTGGTATGATTTTATCTAAACTTGGTGAACTATCTTGTGGTTTACCTTTACCATACTCTAACTCTATACCCAAAATCGGACAAAACTTAGGGATAACAATATCACTAACCTCTATTGAGAATGGTATATTTTTTCTTTTCGCTCTTGCTTTTGCCATATAAAACATTATCTTTTCTGGTGTATTCTCTTTTAAAATTTTATATTTTTCAGCTTCTTTTTGTTTTATTTGTTCTTTATTATCATCTCTATATTTTTTAGCATAAAGTTTTAACTCTTCTTTATGTTCTTCTCGGTATTTTTGAGAATATTGTTTTATATTTTCTGCATTTTTTAATCTAGATTCTTTAACTTTGTCTTTAATTTTAGACGCATTAGAGTCTCTATATTCTTTAATACAACTCTTACATTGTCGATGTAAGCCATCTTTTGTGGAACTATTTTTGTTAAAATCTCCAACTAATTTTTCTTGTTTGCATGTGCAACATTTTTTTATTAACATATGAGTCTCCATAATTACTTGTAAAATAGTATTATATCACAGAATTAGTGGAGAATCAATAACTATTTATAATAGATGTGTTTTCCAATTTTATTAGCTACAGCTTTTGTTCTTGTCCAATAATTTTTTACAGACTTGTGAGCGTACCACAGTACAGAATGCTCTAGAACAGGTTTAAACTCACCTTCTAGCATGTTATCTGCCACTTCTGATACATACCCATACATTACCTTATCTGCAGCCTTTAAACGCTCTTCTATGCGTTCTACATCAGGTCTTCCTTCTAAGGTATAGCTGAATTGCTTGTGCTGTTTAATGACACCACAGTAGCTACTAGGGTAATTCACATGATTCTTGCGATTCTCAATGACAGATGCAACCGCCAAGATACCTACATTACCTTCACTACGTGCCTCATAGTATAGTGCATTTTTCAAGCAATTACGCTCTTGGTTCTTGACAGCTTCCTGCTCTTGTCTGATCAATTCTTTACGTACTTGTTCAAACTCTTTGAGTTGTCTGTAATCATTGTACTGATCAGTGAACCACATAATCACAATGAAAATTGTAATATACGTTACCCAACGTTTGATAGTTTCTTTCATGTAATAGAATCCAGAAAAAGTGTAAGTGGTAAACATGTGAAAAACAAAAATACAAAACCACCAAACAGGTCACTACTTGTGTGATAGAAAACGAAATCTGTTAGTTTAAAAACACAAAATATGTAACACAAGATGCCGATAAAATACATCGTAATCATTTTTCTACTCCAAAATGTTGTTTAACTTCTTCAAAGATATCATCAATATCTCGTTCAGGATCATGAGGATTCATTTCCTCAATAACGCTTAAACATTCTTTGATCAGCAACTCAGCAAACTCCCGCAATCGAACATGACTGATGCAATGTTCAACCATAGCTTTCTTTGCAATTTGTGTAAGTACTTCGTTCATTATTCGTAAACCCCCAAGATAACATCTCGCATGAGAATCAACAGAAAGATAATCCAAAATCCCCAAGTGAAGATAGATAGACCATTAATAGCTAACACAACACCAATGACGAAATCTGGAATAAATCTCATCATACTTCACCCCGTTTACGTTGACGATCTTGAGAGAAATCTTTCTTTTTCTTCTTATCGTTCTTCATTGGACTATCTTCATAACCAGCGTCATCAAAGCGTTTTTTATTGCGCTTGTTGTTCTGTAGGTAAGAGCTTTGCATCATGTTTCCTTCGTTGTGTTGTTACGATAGCTGAATTATAGCAGAATATCGTCAAAACCTTGCTGTGGTTCTGAAAATTCTTCAAAATATTTTACTGCTTGTTCAAACTCAACATCGTGTGTAATATAGTTAACAATTTCACCATCCATATCAATCTCTACTACATCGTATAATGTTTTTGATAACTTGCTACGTACAATGACAATTTCCAACAAATCTTGCATATGTTACTCCTAAAAGAAAAAGAAGGGTAGCACCATGAAGGCACTACCCATGTTATACCTGAACTTTAGACTCGGTTGTTCAGTCGCAGAGCTACAGCTTTGGCTTCTGTAAACAAACCGCACAATTGCACATCAGTGTATTGTACAGCATCGAATACTTTCCAGTAACCGTTGTTCCATTTTACAGTATATCGCATTTTGTTTCCTTTCGTTCAACACCAGTTTTGCTTGTAAGCTTTTTCAATACTCAGTTTAAGAATTACTTCAGCAATAAGCGCTTGACCGTGAAGTACTTCATAAATTGAGTCAATTTCGAGTTCAGCTTCATTAGCTTGTGCAAACAGCTGCTGAATAGCTAAGTGAAAATCGTCTTTAGTCATTTTTCAGTTGACCTTTTTCTGTTGATGAAGATTGTATTTTGGATACAATTTCCATATCATAGATGATTTCGGTGAATCGAGTTACGATAGCCAGAGCACCTAATACTGTTGAGCTTCCTACGGAATTGACACCTTTCAGTACAATTTCATCTAGAGCGCTTTTAAATTCTTGTTCTGTCATATTATTTCCTTTCATTAAAACAAAGCTTCTTCCAAGTCAGATAGATCATCCTTGGTTTTGGTGTGGTTTTTCTTGTCTAGCAACTGCTGGCTTTCCTTTGTACGTTGGTTATTGTACGTTGGAAAAGGCCATTTAACTGGCAAGGTCTGTTGATTTTCCATAATTTTCCTTTAAGTACTCTTTCATTGCAGTGTCTTGTTGCACTGACAATCTGAACGTATCATACCACACATCTTTGTCTTTCGTAGAACGTGTAGTTAATTTTTTCATGTTGATTTTACCTAGACCTGTTAATCGTACAGATTTTTCCTCAACAAGAATCTTTTGTAGTACTTTGCTCAGATGCACCAGTACATCTTCAACTTCATACTTATGATAGTTACAAGATTCTGCAACAGCTTCAATCAACTTTTTAAAAGTAACTGCTTTACGATTTTGCGGTTTATATTTTCTTTTTGTAGTCATTTCTTAATCCATTCAAATACATCCATGAACCGAGGCAATGCAAAAGCATTAAAAATGTCTGCTGTTTCAGCAAAAACAATTTCATTTGCAACTGCAATTAGCTTAAAGACTTTATCACTACCTGATACACTAAAGAAATCACCCTCTTTTAGTTCCTGTAGTTTTAAAGGTGTTGTCAGCATTTGCCAATCTTTGATGTCAATTTCATTTATCATATTAACCTTCCTTTACATTGTTGTCAATCAGTTGGCGATATTGTACCCAACCACGTAGATTACCAGACCAAGGATGACCGTTAATATCAACATGTGTAATACCTGCAGGGTCTGCTCCCGGCTGCACAGCACGTTCAACAGCTTCCTTTGTAATTGGTGATGCAATATGTTCAACAGGGCTTGCGTGTACAGGTACAGAGTTAATCAAACGGTCAAATACTACGTGTGCTTTCTCTAGGCTTCCATCGTTCTTGCGATACGATACTTGAGCGCAGCAACTGGCACTGATCATACGTGCAGTATTTGCTGAGATATATTTATCGTTTTCATCAACGTAAAATAATTCACCAGTATATCGAGAACGTTGAGTACTGACATAAGGTACATGCCACTCATCTTCGAACAATTCTTGTGGTGTAGATTGTTCATATACTTCCAGCATTTTCTCTGCAAGTTCTTTAATCTCAGGTTGTGCATCAGGGTGTGCCCGTAGCCAAAACCAGTTGTTAAGCTCTGTGGCAGTTACGATTGTTTTCATTAGTTGAAACGGCTCCAATACACGATTAACGATCTGCTTATGCAGTCCCATGTCACGCATAACTATAGCATGACTAATGGCGCTATCACGAGCAGCTAACCATAATTTTTTTGCACCTTCGATATTGTCAATCTCAGTATTAGCTTGCATACCTGCTTGATTTTTACCCCAATGTACAGGCATTGCTGGATTGGTCTGCAGTAGCTCAATAACCTTATCGATTGGAATTGCACGAGAGCTTGCTGCATTGCGGCTAAACATCCGGTGTGTCATTAGTTCACCGTGAATGAACCTCGGATAGACTAGCTCAAATGTAGTTAAACGAGATTTTAAATCTGCGTTATAACTGTCTTTGATAATTTTTACTTCAATCATTTATCTAACTCCTGTAGTTGTGCTTGCAATTGCTTGCGTTTTTGTTCTTTCAGGTAATCCTGAGTGCTATCTTTAACTTTGATATACCAATTATTTAAAGCTTCTAGTCCAGCTTCGATTTCATCTGGTTTGAAATAGAACGTAGAGTTTAGAACGTCAGTGTAATAACATGGAATATCTTTCATTGCTTCCCACAATTCTTTTTGTGCAATATGATAAACGTCATCATGAAATAGACTCAAACAATTAATATAGATGTTAATCAAACCTTCATGGTAGTTAGCATCTTCTGGAAAATTAGTTGGGCGATGTACGCACCAGTTGATATTCCAAGGAAAATAAATTTGTTTGTAACGACCAGCTAGTTCACAATAGCGATCACCTGTAAATTCACAATCAATAATACGATCTGCAAATAGAGGTAGTAGTTTAGCAAATGCAGTTACCTGCTGACACTCAGCTTCAAATTTCTCCAGCTTCTTAACTAGCTTCGGATGAATCTCTTTCATTTATACTCCTTGTGATGATCTGAAATATAGATTTGCTCGTGTTTCATGAACTCAATGATTTGATTTTCATCTAGGAATCCATGCTTACCATACAGATTATACACTGAGTCAATACCTACGTCAAGCATTTTACCTCTGTAATCTTTAAAATTACCATGACAATGACCATGTAAGTGATACGCACCATAACCTTGACGATGCCACGATGCGATGGGATAGTGAAACAGTACTACAGGTGTATCACCTAATTTAATCTCTTTGTAATCATACCATGCTGCGATCAATTTGTCTTTTACAAGTTGATCTAGGTGTTCTCGCTTGTCGTGATTACCTTTGATGAAAATCTTAGAACCTTTAAGTTGACATACTACATTAGCCACATCATCATAATTTTTAAAGAACGAGAAATCCCCAAGATGATACACGAGATCACCTGCGGATACTTCTGTATTCCAAAGGTCAATTAACCAGCGTGTATGATTATCTTGTGAACTACAATCAATGGTACGATTTGTAAACTCTACAATTCGCTTATGACCGAAATGAAGGTCACTACAAAATATTTTCATATTTACACTCCCATAAAATCTTCAATTACAACCCTGCGTTGTTGATCGTTCATAGCCAACCATGTGTCTTTATGGACGTTACTCACGATCATACGAGGTACATCATACCACATATCTGGTAAGGAATTTGCAATTTCAAAGCCGTTTTTGTACATGATTTCAACATTCTTTGCTGTCATGCGCATCAACTTTTTCTTACCAACATAGTATGGAGTCTTTAGTTTACAGCAGTGGTTGTAATTGTGGTATCCAAATGGATTACCTGCATCAGCAATTAAAGGATATAGCATAAAACCTTCACCACGATCATGCTTTGCAATCTCTAGTGCTTGTTCAAGACTACAAGTAATTGGACGTTCACCCATAGGATGAAAATTACCGTTAGCTTTCTCACGTACACCAAGCAAATGCAAACCTTCACGCTCTTTTACGATGTGTGGGTCTTGCGGTACTACAACTTCAAATAATGTAGTAACCTCTGATTCAAGCACCAAGTCATAGAGATGGAGATTGTAATCACTAGATAGCAACTCCTTAGCCCACTGAGCATATTCACTGGTAGTAGTACCAGTAGTAGATACTACCAGTTCATCATTATGAATTGTAGCGCAAGCCATAAAACCATTGATTTTCTTGTACATTGCAACAGGAGTATCCAAAGGCATTTCACTCCAATATCCACGTTCAAGGTAATTGAAGGACTTACGTGGTGCAGCTTGCACTAGTTCTTTTGTGCTATTGTAGTATACGTGTCCACGCGATTCTAACAACTCAGGCACGTCATACCACAGATAATCGTACATGGCTCTACGATGGTATTTGAACGTAGTGTATTTGCCATCATTTTTCATCGTAGCTAAACCACGATTGACTAAATTCATCTGTTGATCGTATGTTAACAGCATCATTGATCCTTTACAGTTGTACAAAAAATTTACGTTTCATCTGCTGTACTTTTTCATCAGGACAACCATGTACGTTCTTGCCGCCGTGGTAGTTCTCTACAATCATAGATACAAAATTAGCACCACAAGCATTTGCAATATCCATGTACTGTGCGACTTCCCATTCAGTTACACTGGTATTGGACACCGAAACGTTAAACCCTTGTTCTAGAAAATGCATAGTAGTAGATTGACACCACTGATGTGCATCTTTTAGTTTAGTTGGATCAAAGTCATAATCAAAAGTGCTAGTCTCAGTATTATACTTTGTAAAATAATCATCAGCTTCCAAATTGATCAGTGTCAACGCATATTGATTGAGTAGGTTTGCAAACGTTGATTTACCTGAACCGGGGACTCCACGGATTAGGAATAGCGTAGGTTTTTCTTTATTCATTCTTCAACTCCGAAATGTTGTTTCATAGCATTTCTCAACTTTACAGGATTTAAATATCCTTTGCCTTCGATTAATGCTATACGAAAACACTGTTCAACAATCAACTCGGCGTGTTTGCCTGAAACAATGGCGTAGTAAATGTCATTGTATCGGCGTTCCGGTGGTACTTTACTATCGGCGTATTCCAACGCCTGAGTATAAAGTTTTTCAATTCGTTCGTTCATTTTATCCACCAATGTAATAGTCCAAACAAATAGATAGCTGCAGAAGCAGCCTCCACTAAAATCAAAGCTTTGTCTTTGTAGTTAAAGCCTACGATGCACCAGAGTGTACCACCGATTGCCCCAAATATTAGATTCAAAGGAAAAATATTTAGTGCAGTCAGCAGCATACCGATCATGTAGAAAATTGTACCAGACCAACGCAGCATCAGTCTACAATCTTTGTTGATACATCGTTCCAAACAGTATAATGCATGATCACATGATCTGTCCACTCTTGACCGTAATCATACTCTATACTACCAACACCGTCGATAAACGTTGGTTCACCTCGTGCAATATGAGAAGCTGCAAACTCTACGATTTCTTCAATAGTTTCTACACCAAAGATGCATTCGCTGAATTCTTTGATTAATTCTGCAGTATCTACATTCGGATTAATACGAATTGTTACTTCTGATTCTACAACCACTGCTGCATTGTATGTTTTCATCAGATAACCTCAGCTTTCAACAGTGTTTCACCGTCTTCTGACCATGTTAGACGAATATTGTGAGGGTACACTTGTCCACTATAAGTGATATGAAGTCCTTTATTATATGAATCAGGTTTAATATGCGTGGTAGTTACAATTTCTTTTGGTTTAATGCGGTATTCATGGGAGTCGTCTGTATAAATTTTATCAGTTTCAAAAAATTGATTGCAGTCTTCCCATAATCCATTATAGTTTTTAAACTGAATAGTCTCACCATTAATCCAAGCAATCAATACGTCTTTTTGATCTTTCAATGACATGTCTATTTCTCCTTAAAGTTGATCGTACAAGTGTACCACTACATTCGATTCTTGCAGTAGCTCTACACCGGAATTATCTCGATACTGTTGCAGATATACCACACGCTTAACTCCAGCTTGTAGCATCATAGCAGCGCATTGTACACAAGGTGCTAGTGTAACATACATTGTAGCATCTACACAGCTTACACCTTCACGAGCAGCTTTTAGAATAGCGTTTTTCTCTGCATGAAGTACCTCTGCTTTGGTAACTAATGTATCAGTCAAATGCTCAGGTACACTGGTTTTGACCAATACTTCACATTCATTAGGACGACCTACAGCAGTCCCATTAAAGCCACTGAGGGTAACACCTTGCCTAGTCACTAAAATCGCTCCTACCTGTGCTCTACGTGCCTTGGAGAGCTTGCTGTGAAGAATGGCAGTTCCCATGTAGGTTGCATCAAGGTCTTTTTGATTAGCCATAGAAAATGATATCCTGTACAGTAATTGTTAAACGACCATAGCATTCCTTAGCTTGATCAAGTGTATCAAACATACAGAATTGATTCACATGCATTGCTGAAGAATAATCAAAGCCACTAGCACTGTAGTAAAAATAACCACGGAAAAATCTTTTCGACCTTACTCCGTACTTACCATTTGCAAATCGAACAATTTGATATTTTTTAGTCATGAATTACCTGCACTTTCTTAACTTTAATCTTGCGTTTGTCACGTAAAGCTTTTGCTTCTTCAAGTGTATTTACCATGCACCACTTTTGGACATATTCCATAGCATGCCACCAGTAAATATCTTCGTTATTGTATGTAGTGTGTTCTTTGTATTCCCACGTGATAACACTCCACCTACGCACAGCATATTTACCGTTAGAAAATTGCACAATGTGTGCTTTAAACGGGTTATAAAACTTCATATTCTCTCACTCCTTCTTCAGAGGTATAACGAACAATTTTAACACCAAAGCCTTTGAGCATAGCCCTGCAAGTTGGACATGGTTTGGCAGTTGCCATTGTACCATCATTGTGAAACCGTTGAACAAAAACGCTATGAATATTTTTACGACCGGATGCAAGTACAGCAGCTAGTTCTGCATGGATTTTATCCTTTTGTTCTGATTCACCAGCTTGTACAGCAAAGTGCTTCATGAGTGGATGACTACGGTTGTAATCGTTAACTCCAGTACCTAGTACACGACCTTTCTTATCGAAGGCAGTAGCAATAATTTCATAACGTTTGCGAGTCATCTTTACAGTTTCCGAGCTTGTTTAAGTTTGTGTTGAATTGTAGCAAGTGTTTTGTGCTGTTTCTTTAGCTTGCGTTGATCATTGCGATAAAGATTCATCAGGTTAAAATAAGTTTCACTGTCTTTATCATCAGGGTTACTCTTATTCCAAAGCTGATCGATACGCACTTTTAGATTAGTTAACATCACTTCATCTGCACATAGTACTTCAGAAAGACCTTGTGTAAGCGTCTGAAGTTCTTCTGTAGTGAGCGATACTTGACGATGTGTATGTGCATAAGACTTCAAGAACTGCTGCAACTTGCTACTCACGAGAGCAGCTTCTTGTGTTGGTTTACCTTGCATTACTTTCTCGCAGCGCTGCCATACAATTTCAGCTAGTGCAAGTTCACCATCATCAAGACCCATACGGTCTACCATATGTAAAAATTCAGGTTTCAAGATCATGTAAGTTCCTTTCGGTTGTTAAGTTGAAGCCTGAATCATAGCACAAGTTTTGAGCTTTGCAACATCTAGTACAAATAAATTTATTTTGCACAAAGTACTTGACAAGAGTTGAACTTGAGCTACAATCCCAAACGGGACGAGGGACGGAAGGGTACGGCGAAGGGTGACAGCTCGGGGTTCAAGCTGAAGTTCATTACTGAAGTAACTGAAGTAATAACTAAAGTTATAACATGAGTTTAATACAAGTTATATAGTGTATTACATAGTATAACAAATGTTATATGTAAGTTTAACTTGCGTTCATGTAGTCAAGTAAGTCAATCAATAAGGAATACATATGCAAATAAACACAACAATCGGTAACACAGGTACAAAAGTTATGGTAGAATTCACGTTAGACGATGAGTTTGACATTGAGTGGGATCAACTGAAAGTTCATCTGTATGATCATCCTGAAGTTGATGTTACAGATTTGATCAACGATGAATGGTCGTTAGAAATATCAGAAGCTATCTATGCTAGTGCAGATAAACTTGTACAAGAAGCTATAGATGATGCTAAAATTGAAGCGTACGTAACCAACCAAATGTTTAAGGAGTGACTTATGAACACAGAGAAACCTGTAGTATATTATATCGGTGTAGCAAAGGTTTGGCATTGGAATGATGATATCACAAAGCCTGTTGCAAGTTTACCACTTGTGCTAGATCATCCGGTACTAGGTAACTGTTACAATGTGCGCACATCTGTTATTGTGCAGCAGTATTTTGATGGTACAATTGAGACTAAGAACACAATCTATAAACCAATGGCATCTGAAGGGATGGGATCATGAAGCTCAAAGCAAAAGACATTAAAAATATTCGTTTGACATGGCAAGAAGTTAAAAACGATGGTACAATTGTTGCTCGTTCTTATAGTTGCAGCGACAAAGAAGCCAGTTGGCATCTGATGCAAATGCATAAGAGCAGTAGTTTGCGTAATATCAGAATGGAAAAGCTTTGAAAGGAAACACATGATCAAACTAATTTTCGTGCTATCATTAGTGACACTGATCGTAGCAGGAGTATTTTTCTTTTTTAAAGAATCAGATACATCTGCAAAGTGGAAAGCAGTAAAAACTGTGCTATACTTGCTGTTCTTCGGGTTCATTGCTGTGTCAATTCTGGCTGGCATTGTTATTTTGTTTTAACTAAAAGGAGTGTTTATGAAATTTATCAAAGGTCTTATTCTTGCTGTTGCAGTTGCTTTGGCTTCTGTAGGTTGCACTCGTATTGAAACTGGTGAAGTTGGTGTACGGGTCAATGCATCAAAACAAATTGAAGGTAATGAGCTTCAACCGGGAACATGGAATCAAACTTTAGTTGGTTCAATTCTTACTTTTCCAACAAAAGATATTGCGGTTAATCTCGACAATAAAACACCAATGACTGCAGATAACAGTCCTCTTGCTGACTTTGATATTACAGTTGTGTATGGTTTGAATTCAACATCTGTTGCGGAACTGTATTCAACCAAGAGTCGCAGCTTTCACACTGAACACAAAGGTGATATCTATCTGATGCACTCTTATATGAGTACGTTGGTTAATAACGCAGCATACAAGGTTGTGCGTGGTTATAAGTCACTTGAAGTTGCAGATAACCGTGCTAAGATCGAAGAGCAAATTCGTGATACTGTACATGATCAACTAAAAGCTGAAAAACTGGATAACTCTGTATCATTGACAGTTGTGCAAGTGCGTAATATTCTGCCTAACGCTGAAATCTTGCAGTCTGCTACCAACTATGTTCGTGCTCAAAATGAACTAAAGATTAAGCAAACTGAAGTTGATATCGCTAAGAAAGAATCTGAACGTATGGCTGCACTAAGTTCTAACTCTGGTCAGTCTATCGCTTATATGCAAGCTCAAGCACAAATGAAGATTGCAGAAGGTATTGCAGCAGGTCGTGTACAGACTATTGTTGTACCAATGGACTTCAAGGGAATGATTAACGTTAAGTAAAACAGGGAGGGCTTTGGCTCTCCTTTTATTGTTTGGAGCGAGTATGAAATATTATGTAACAATACAAGTTGAAGAACAAATCGAATGCGATGTGTGCAATGCAGCTGAAGCTATCAAATACGCATTACAATTCTTTGATGCCTCTGCACATGACCCTGAAATTATAGAAGTATGGAGTGAAGATGAACAATGAAACTATTATTTGCAACGCTGTCATGACACCTGATGGTACATACCTGCGTAGCTATCACCGACACGATTACAAAGAATACACAGATAAGTTTTCTGGTGAAACCTATATCGTAGATGGTGGCAACGAATACTTACGCCGTAGCATAAATACAACACCTGCTACAGCAATGGATGTATACCTGAGTGATACTTTTGAGACTATTCGTAGAAACTTTGTTTGGAAATCCTACGGCAAAGATGGAGAGCATGCTCCACATGGAATTTATATTTTCCTAAGTGCTATGACAACTGATCATATCCATGCTATACTTGATACTCAACAGCACATCAAGGGCACTTACGTAGAGGACTTGATGAAACAAGAATTAGCTTATCGAAAGGAACGCAAAAATGAGTAAGTTAACAACTACTGATAACAGTGAATTTGATCACTGGCTTTTAACTGCCAAATCTTCTGTACCAAACAACCCATATGGTAAGCACAATTTACCACTAGCAACAGAATTGCTTTATGGTATCTGTAACAACGATGACGATAAGTTTCTTCGATTGTGTGATATACTTGAAGAATGTTTTAAAGCTGGTCAACTAAAAGGAGAACGTTAAAATGTCTGACGTAGAAAAATTTTGGTCTGCAGTAGCTGCAAAGTTTGGTGATAAACGCACATGGTATCAGTTGAATCCAATGGAGCAACAGATGGTCATCCAAGGTATTAACATGATTTTACAGGTGGTGCAACGATGACTTTCCCAAAAATTATTTATCAAAGCCCTAAAATTTTCTACTATGCTGGTGTATACTTGAAGATTGGTAACAAACGCTATCGCATTTTTAAGATTGGAGAACATTGATGACAATTCCAGAAGGCTTTAAGCCGCAATTAGCAATCGAGCATACAAAAGTCAAGACACAACCGTCTAGCATGTACATGTCTGAAAAACTTGATGGTATTCGCTGTATTGTATTTATGGGTGTGGCTTACTCACGCAGTCTCAAACCGATTCCAAACAAGGAGATACAAGCTTATGTAAACTATTGGGCGCATATTTTAGAAGGTATGGATGGTGAACTGATCGTAGGCGATAAGAATGCACCTGATGTATTCAATCAAAGTACTTCTGGAGTTATGCGTCAGAGTGGTGAACCTGATTTTAAGTTCTATGTGTTCGACAGGTATCACCCGACAGCGAGTTGGATTAACCGCTATAAACGTCTGCAGACATTGACAGGTGTACCTCAAAGAGTCGTAATGCTTCCACACTATCCTGTAGTAGATATGTCGGATATTGATGACTTCGAAGCTGAAATGCTTGAAATGGGTGCAGAAGGTGTAATGCTACGAGATGAAAATGCGCCATATAAATGCGGTCGCTCTGGTACTAAAAATCCAGAACTACAAAAGGTCAAACGCTTTGTAGATAATGAATTTGAAATCATTGGTTGGGAGCCTAAGTACACAAATACTAACGCTGCAAAGATTAATGAGCTAGGACGCACAGAACGCTCTACAGCTAAAGATGGTATGGTAGCCCTAGATACAATGGGATCGTTGATCCTACGCACCTCTAAAGGCGATACATTCAGTTGTGGTAGTGGTATGACTGACGCAATTCGAGAAGACTTGTGGGAACGCAGGGAAACATTGATGGGTCAACTTGCAAAAGTTAAGTACTTTGACGTTGGAACAGGTTATAATCTACCTCGCTTTCCAGTACTGGTTGGCATTCGACATAAAGATGACATGTAATGACTAGAAAACGATCAAAATGTATTGAAGAAAATTGCAATACAATCACAACTGGAATACGTTGTAAAGAACATTCGTATAAACTTAGAAAGAAGTTTGATTCGACAAGAGAAATGCAAAGAAATCATTCTCTCATGAAGAAATACGGAATTTCACTTGATGACTTCAATACACTTTGGATTGTGTTTAAAGGTAGATGTGGAATTTGTAATATACAAATGAAATTACCAGAAAATCGTCAAGGCCAATCTCTAGATGTTGTAGCAGTTGACCATGATCATGAGACAGGTAATGTTCGAGGTTTATTATGCAATGCGTGTAATAAAGGTCTAGGATTATTTAGAGATTCAGTTTATAATCTTGAAAAAGCAAAGGAGTGGTTAAATTATGGAAAGAAAACTAGCAACAATTCGTAAAATTGCAGAAGTAAAATCTATTGAAGGTGCAGATAAAATTTGTGCTTATCGTGTAGATGGTTGGTGGGTAGTTGACTCAGTTGGTAAGTACCAAGTTAACGATTTGGTTGTATATGCTGAACCGGATTCGTGGGTTCCAACAGCCCTTGCACCATTTCTAACCAAAGCTGGACACTTTCCAAAAGTATTTGAAGGTGTAGAGGGTGAACGTCTACGTACAATTAAACTACGTGGTCAAATCTCACAAGGTCTTCTGTTACCTCTGTCTACAGTAGTATTTTTTGATCTTGAAGATATCGAAGGTACAGACGTAACAGATGTACTTGGTATTATCAAATGGGAGAAACCAATGAATGCTCAACTCGCTGGTATGGCACGAGGTAATTTCCCTGCGCTTGTACCAAAGACTGATCAAGAGCGTATTCAAAACCTTACACGATCTTTTGAGCAGTACCAACAAGATACGTGGTCAATCACAGAAAAACTCGATGGTTCATCTTGCACGTTCTATCTAGATGATGAAGACGTATTTCATGTATGTTCACGTAACCTAGATTTGAAAGAAGATGAAGCAAATTCATTCTGGAAAATAGCACGTAAGTTTCAAATTGAAGATATCATGCGCCGCAATTTCATGAAGGGTATGGCTATTCAAGGTGAGATGATCGGTGAAGGCATCCAAGGTAATCAGTACAAAACTCAACTTGACTTCTACGTCTATGACATGTACAATGTGCATACTGGTCGATACATTCTACCTGTACAACTTAAAGCGGCTTGTGAGCGTTTGGGATTAAAGCACGTGCCTATCTTGTGCGAAGCTACAGAGATTAAAGAACAAACGATTCAAAGTCTGTTAGAATATGCAGAGGGTAAGTCTGTACTCAACGGTAGCAACCGTGAAGGTGTTGTACTGAAGAGTAACACTGTACATGATCGCTCATTCAAGTGCATCAGTAACTCATGGTTGTTAAAAAATGAATAAACTATAAGGAGTAAAATGGCAGCTTTCATCAAACATACTAGTTGTGAAGCTTGCGGATCATCAGATGGTAAAGCAGTGTATGAAGGTGGTTCTTCGCATTGCTTTGTTTGTGAGCACACAGTACCATCTGAAGAGTTCAAAGAAGCAAATCAAAAGAAACCATCTAGGGTTCGCTCTAGCGTTAAAAAGGAAGTGGAGAATATGGAAGTTAAACCAAGTACAAAACCTGCTCTGACACCAGAAGAGAATGCAGATATTAAATCTGAAACTTCTGTTAAGGCAAAAGGTTTTCGTAACATTGATGACAACGTATATACTAAGTTTGGTGTACGTCATGCTTTTGCAGAGGATACAGGCGAAGTTATCGAACAGTACTATCCTTGTACACAAGAAGGTCAACTCGTAGGTTACAAGGTCCGTGAAGTACCTAAGAATTTCTACTCTAAGGGTCGTACTGGTGCAGATTGTGAATTGTTCATGCAGTTCAAATTTAACCGTGGTGGTCGCTATGTAGTAATTACCGAAGGTGAAATTGATGCGCTATCTGCATATCAAATGCTGGAAGAATACAATCAAGAAAAAGGTGGTGTTTTTGAAACTGCTGTAGTATCTCCAACTACAGGTGCTAATTCACAAAAGCAAATTGCAGCCCAATATCGTTTCTTTGATTCATTTGAGAACATCATCATTTCTTATGATAACGATAAAGCTGGTCAAACTGCCACAGAACAACTTTTAAAAGTACTACCAAAAGGTAAAGTCAAGATTATGCCTATGCGTTATAAAGACGCAAATGAATATCTTGAGAAAGACAAAGTTAAAGAGTTTATCAATGACTTCTATGAAGCTAAGAAACAAGTTCCTGTAGGTGTGTTAGCATCTAGTAAATTGTACGACCGCATCATCAGTCAAACTGCAGTTGCTAAGATTCCATTTCCACCTTTCATGGAAAAGCTCAATGAGCTGTTTGTTGGTGGCATGCCTTTAGGTCACATTGTCAACATCGCTGCTGATACAGGTATCGGTAAAACTACACTGGTGAATGAATTGATTTACTACTGGATTTTTAACTCTCCACATACTGTAGGTATTGTATCAATGGAACTTGATGCAGGTCAGTACGGTGAAGTACTCCTGTCTCGTCACCTAGAGAAAAAGCTTGCATTGATCGAAAGTCAAGATGAAAAGATTGCGTACCTTACTACAGATCGTGTAGTAGAAAAAGCAAAGGAATTGACCATTAAAGAAGATGGTGATTCACGTTTTTATCTGCTAGACAATCGTGATGGTAGTATTGAAGAGATTCAAGATACTGTTGAAGAGTTAGTCTCTGCTTGTGGTGCTAAAGTAATTGTTTTGGACCCATTGCAAGATATCTTAGATGGTCTATCCAATGAAGAGCAAGCTGAATTCATGAAGTGGGCTAAAGGCTTTATCAAGAGTCACGGTGTTACTTTTATCTTCATTAACCACATGCGTAAGACACCTGCAGGTCAAAACGGTGCTGATAGTGAGCAAAACATTATGGGTTCTAGTACGATTATCAAATCTGCATCTGCTAACATCTTGCTCAAACGTGATAAGATGGCTGAAAGTGAAATCACACGTAATAGTACTGAGATTAGTGTAACTAAAAATCGTGTATGCGGTTTGACTGGTCCTGCTGGTTTCATCTACTACGACAACGCCACCCATACACTGCACAGCTTGGATGACTGGTTAAATAATCATTGATAGTTGACATAGGCCTCAAGTTGTGATAGACTTGGGGCTTATTTTATTGGAGAAGTATAAATGGATTTGACAAGAGACTGGATTTATGACATTGAAACGTACAAGTCAGCGTTTACGTTTGCTGTCATTCGTGCAGATGCTAAGTTTGCACGAGTATTTGAGGTTTCTGAGCGCACAAATGAGCTTGACCGTATCTATGCTTGTGTAGATCACATTGAAGCTACGGAAGGTCGTTTGGTGGGGTTTAATAACGTAGGTTTCGATTATCCCATCCTACATGAAGTACTGACCAATCGTAGGTCTTGGGAAGCTAAGAGTGGTAAGCAAGTTGCTGCTGCTGTACACAAGCTTGCACAAAAGCAGATTGATTCTTTCAAAGATAATGGTTTCGGTCATAGTATCAAAACAGATGAACAGATTGTCCCACAAGTTGACTTGTACCGTATTCATCACTTTAACAACAAGGCAAAAGCCACTGGTCTAAAGATGTTGGAATTTAATATGCGTATGGACAACATCGAAGACCTACCGTATGCTGTAGATGCTGAATTGACAGATGCTGAGATTGATAAGCTGAAAACTTACAACATGCATGATGTACGCTGTACTCTTGCGTTTTATCTCAAGTCATTGACACAGATTGAATTCAGAGACAATCTGAGTATTAAACTTGGTCGTGACTTCACCAATGCAGACGATACAAAGATTGGTGCTGAATACTTTCAAATGAAGCTTGAGGATTCAGGTGTTAAGCTGCATAAGTTCAAAGACGGTAAGAAAGTCATGATGCAAACTAAGCGAGACAAGATCGCAATTAAAGACTGTTTGTTCAAGTACTACAAGTTTGATCGTCCAGAATTCCAAGCTGTTTATGACTGGTTTTCTAAGCAGGTAATCACTGAGACTAAAGGTGTGTTCTCGGATATTGAAGAGCACAATCTTGGTGAAGTTGCAAACTATGCAGAACTTACTGTAAAGCGCAAGAAGTTCAAGGGTGTGCCAACTGAGCGAGATACTGATGATTTTAAAAATCAGCATCCCTTGTGTTGGATCGAAGTGGAAGAACTAAAGGCTACT